TGTTGCCCATTCATCTATGGGTATGTCAGCTACAAGTGCTTGTATTGGCATCCTTGCCCACATAGCACCACCATGAATGTTTTCATCTTCATCACAACCTGTAAAGACTACTTGAAAACTAAGTGATCTATCAGGTATCGTATTAACTGCAAAAGCTATTGCATGAAGAAATTCACCATGATAATCTTGATGATTACAAGTGAACTCTTTACGTACCCAACATTTAAAGTGAGGTACGTTACTAATTAAATAAGGCATTTACTTCCTTTTGGCTGCTCCACCTTTAGCCATGTACTTTGTCTTTTTCATCCCGCCTTTTGCCATGTATTTCGTTTTTTTCATTCCACCTTTTGCCATGTATTTCGTTTTTTTCATGCCTCCCTTAGACATATACTTTGTTTTTTTCATGCCTCCCTTGGACATATACTTTGTTTTCTTCACAGTACCACCTTTATTCATGTATCCCATTTTATTACGCACAGTAGTAGGTAATTTTTTTAATCCTGCTTGTTTAGCAGTAGGTTTTTTTAAAGCCATGTTAACATCTCCATCTTCTTCTAGCTTGTCTCAATCGGCTATTCGGGTCTTTCGCAGCTTTTGGGAACTTTTTCATCTGCCCAGCACTTCTAGCACAAAAAGATTTCCTTCTTGCTGCTCGTTTTCCTGTTGGCTTCTTCTCAGTTACTGCTGTTTTTAACTTACTTCCCGGATTTTGCCTTCTATATTTAGCGACACCTTTGGCAGTCATTCCTGCCCCACTTTTTGTGGGTCGCATATCTCCACTCTTTTGAGTGAAACCTTTTAATCCACCTCTTTTTCTTGTCCTTGCCATTTTGTTTTTAACTTTTCACCTTCTTTTTTCATGTCTATGCACTTATAACTTTTCGGAAAATAATGTGGTACATATTCAGGCATTTCTTGTGCTATTACGTAAGCACGAGCTAGACATTTATCGTGTGTTTCGTGTGGACTATATAAATCTACAAGTGTTATACACTGATTTGGGTTAGCCATTAAGCAAGCCAACACAAATAATTCATACATCTGTTGTATCCTTCCAACCTTCTGCTTTCATGGCTCTTTCTACGTGTTCCAAAGTAAAAGAACGACCATAATGTGCCTCAACTGCAGCTCTCACATAGTAAACATCACTGTGAGGAATGTGCAGTTTGTGCATAGAGTTGTTACGGATAGCACTATACAGCTTTTCTATCACATTATCTGTGTATAGTTTTACGGATTTTTTGGATTTTGTCAATTTAAATATCCATTTTATATGATTTTAGTACAGATGGGGTACAAGAGTTACTAGTGTAGGACACATAGTATATGTTTTTACATTATATATGTTATTTTATATTATATATTAATAAACATTTATAATGTTATACATTATATATGTACTAGTTATACTACACATTGAAAAATGTGTCAACATTTATATTGCTGCAAAGTTATATGGAGCATTCTCGTATACTAAGAACAGTAAAATGCCTATTTTTTGTGCATACTTATTATGTATACATTAACAGTTGTATTTGTGGTTAACACTAAAAACACCTAATCTGTGTATTTCTCCATGCACATATCGCTATACCCCCAAGTGGCACTCGCCTACTCGGCAAAATTTCGTTTGTACTATCTAAAATGAATGGTTTTTAGCTGAAAATAAAAAAAATATTATGTTAAGTCATTGATTTTATTACATTTTATATTGTAAAAGCTTAAATAATTAACTGTTATGGTATCAGTTTACGTTTTTATTAAATATTAAAATGTAACAATTATAAATTTTTGTTAAAAAATGCAATCTAGATGCATAAACTTTTAAACCTATATAACGTCATAATTCTGTTACCTATTAGGGAACAAATTAATTGCTGATGCTGAAATTAAAAATAGCTGTTGTTAATACATAAACTATTGATTTAATTGAATAAAATAAAAGCGTTTGACATATTAACGAATTAGTATAATATATTCATTATAAGTTAATTTAACAATTAAAAATGAAAGTGAGGTTTAAAATGACTTATACAATTAGAAACTTTATAACAGAAAGTAATAACATTGATACAAGCTTTAATGATAGCATTGCTGAATTTAAAGATAATGTTACCAAAAATTATAAAGAAATTATTAATGATATATTTTCAAAAGGTTTAAAAAAGCATATTGTAAAAAAATCTGATGGAAATATTGAATTTAATTTAAAATCTTTAGTATTAGATAAAAGCTATGGTTTTTTAGCTGATAAAAGATTTAATAATATTAGAAGCTATATTTTAAAAACTCATGTTTTGGGTAAAACTAAAGCTTCAGCTAATTTTAAAAGCTATATCAATAATAAATTTAAAATTGACAAAGTTTATAGAATTAAAGGCATTTTTGAAAATGGTATTTTAATAAATGAATTGCCAAAAAAATCTAATATCAAAAATACTGTAAAAAAATCTAATGTTAAAAACATAGATACATCAAATACAGTGAAGCAATTCACCACTGATAATGAATTAAGAGACTTTTTTCTTAAATTATCTAATGCTATCCAAAACAATCTAGATCAAAAAAGATTTAAGAATAAAAAAATTACTCTTGATATGTTTCTAGATGAATTGACTTTAATTGTTGAAGCTAAAAATCAAAAAGCTTCTTAAATAACATTTTTAGGATACATTAATTAATTTTGATGTATCCTATTTTTAATTTAGAAAGTGAGGTTTAAAATGTTAAAAGATATCTTAATTATGTTTATTTATATTTTCATAATTGCAATTATAATTATGGGGATTTTTGCTTCTTTTTGTTATGGTTTATTTACTAATGAAAAAAGCTTTTATTTATTAACTATAACTTTAATGGGTTTATTATTTTATATCATGTTTAATTTTCATGATTTAATTTTGCATAAATAAAAATATTACATATTTAAAATTAAGGT